TGACTATTAGATGTATGTATGAGTATCAAGCTGGAACACCATAGGAGATAATATGACAACAAAAATTATAAATAGAATAGAAAAGAAAATAGACCAAATAGAAAAAATGCACGATAAAGAGTCTATGCTATGTGAAGAAGTAAAAGACTTATTAGCTGAATTAAAAGAAAACCAAGAAGAAGATAGTCAAGATTGGGAAGAAGATTTAGATGATGAAGAATTTGAAGATGAAGAAGATATTGACGAGGAACAAGAAAACTAATAAAAGGACTTATGGCTAAAGACATTAAATTATATAAAGGTAATTCAGAAATAGTTATTAATGAATCTAATCTTGAACATTTTTTAAGTTTAGGCTATAAAGAACAAAAACAAGAACAACAATCAAAAAGTAAAAAGGACAAAAAATGGCAACACATCACGGAAAAGAAGGAGTTGTAACAGTTGGTGGAACTGGTGTTGGGGAACTAACAGGGTTTACACTAGAAACAACTGGAGATGTAGTAGAGGACACAGCTTTAACAGATGCAACTAAATCTTTTGTTGCTGGTAGAACTTCATTCTCTGGTACTTTAGAAATGCACTTTGACGAAACTGATTCACCACAAACAAATTTAGTAGCTGGTGCAGAACTCGCTTTTATTTTATTACCAGAGGGTAATTCAAGTGGCGACAGAAGTTTTTCTGGTACAGGAATAGTTACAGGAATGTCAGTTAATAACTCAATGGACGCAATTATCTCTAGAACTGTTACTTTTCAAGGAACTGGTGCATTATCAATAGGAACTGTATAATCTTAATTTATGTCAGTTATTGATAGAGTAAAGACTCATTTCGAAACTCTTAAAACTATCACTATTGAAGTGAATGAGTGGAAAGATGAGCATGGTAATCCGAGTATATTTTATTCTGAACCACTTACCCTTGAAGAAAAAAACATAATCTTTAAGAAGTCTAGTAACTTTCAAGACTTAACTGTTCTTGTTGATTTGCTTATAATGAAACTCCAAGTTAAGAATGACAAAGGAGAAATGATTAAAGCATTTAACCCAGAAGATAAATTTGCATTAAGAAAAAAAGCAGATTCAAATGTTATATCTACTATTGCCAATCAAATACTTTTAGATACTAATTACGAGGAAGCCGAAAAAAAGTAAATAGCGACCCTGATGTCAGGTCGCTTTTAGTCGTTGCAGAGAGATTACACCTCACAATACAACAAGTTCTTGATATGCCTGTTAGCCATTATAATCTTTGGTTAGCTTACTTGAAAAAAGAACAAGATCAGTATAAAACAGAACGATCATTAGCAGAAGCAAGGAAATATAAATAATGGCAAATTCAAAATTATTCATAGACATAGTAGCACGAGATAAAGCTACAAGAGCATTAACAGGATTACGAGGTGGTTTAGCAAAAGTTAGAGGTGCTGTATTTAATTTGCAAAATGCTTTTATTGGTTTAGGTGCTGGATTAGCAATAAGAAATTTAGTTAATACAGGAAAAGAAATAGAAAATTTAAGAACAAGATTAAAATTTTTACTTAAAGATACAAACGAGGGTACAAAAGCATTTGAAAATATGTCTGCCTTTGCATCAAAAGTACCTTTTTCACTAGAAGAAATATCTAGAGGTTCTGGTATATTAGCAACTATAACAGACAATGCTGACGATCTACAAAAAATGTTAGAAATTACTGGTAATGTTGCTGCTGTTACAGGATTAGATTTTAGAACAACAGCAGAACAAATACAAAGATCATTTAGTGCTGGTATAGGTGCAGCAGATTTATTTAGAGAAAAAGGTGTTAGAAATATGCTTGGATTCCAAGCTGGTGCAACAGTTTCTATTGAAGCAACAGCACAGGCATTCGAAAGAGTATTTGGTAAAGAGGGTAGATTTGGAAAAGCCACAGATGAATTAGCAAAAACATTAGAGGGAACTTTATCAATGATAGGAGATAAAGCATTTAATTTTAAAAAGACTTTATTAGATGCTGGTTTTTTTGCACAATTAAAAAGAGAGTTTGGAGATTTAGATAAATTTTTAGTAAAAAATTCAGAAAGTTTAGATAGATTAGCAGTAGGATTTGGAACAGTGTTAGCAAAAGGTGTATCAAAATTAGTAGACTTATTTAAGTTTTTAAAAGAAAATATAGATGGTATAATTAATGCATTTAAAATTTTAATAGCAATAAAAATTGTTTCATTTTTTATTTCTTTAGGAAAAGCCATTATTCCTGTACTTGCTGGATTAAGAGGTTTAGCTGCATTATCAGGAGTTGGTTTAGCTTTAGTTGCAGCATCAGTTGCAGCAACGACAGCAACATTTTTTGCATTAAATCATCAAATAGATAAAACTATTGAAAGTTTATCAGAAGCAGTAGACAAAAATATTTCTATGAGAAATACTGCTAGAGAAAATGCTATTTTAATGAGAAAATTTAAAAAAGAAGTAGAATTTTTATTACAGCCAATACATGAATTTGAACATGAATTATCAGTTGCTATTCCAACAGCAACAGACAAAGCTATTCAAAAATTTAAAGATTTAAACACTGGTGTATTAGAAGATATTAAAAAGAAAAAAGAAAATATAAGAATGATAATTGCAGAGGGTATTAATGATGGTATTACAAAAATGTCAGAAGCATTATCAAGATCATTAGTATTTGGAGAAAAATTATCTGACACATTAAGAAATATGGCATTAAATGTTTTAGCAAGAATTACTGCAATATTAATTGAACAGATAGCAAGACAATCAATACAGATTGCTATGGAACACGCACAAACTGTTGAACTGTTAAAAAAATTATCTATTGAAAAACTTATTACAGATGAAAAAAGAAAACAACAAGCAGCTAGTGCTGGTGGTAGCGATAATATGGGAAGTTCATTAGTAAGAATGGCAAGTTCTTTTTTAGGTTTTGCTAAAGGTGGTGCAGTATCAAAAGGACAACCAGTTATAGTTGGAGAACAAGGTGCTGAAGTATTTGTACCAAACAGCACAGGACAAATAACTCAATCTGCTAGAGGAACTGGTGGTGGACAAACAACAGTTAATTTTAACATTAATACTTTAGATGCTTCTGGTTTTGATGATTTATTAGTAAGAAACAGAGGAACTATTACACAAATAATTAATAACGCAGTTAATGAAAGAGGGAGTAGAAATCTAATATAATGTCTGGTGCTTTTCCAATATCATCTGCAAAATTTGAAACTTTAGGAATAAAGTCTATTCAAAACACAATTATATCTAAATCTGTATCAGGTAAAAAACTTGCAAGACAAATAGATAATCAAAGATTTGGATTTACAGTTAGAATAGTTACAGGAACTAGATCAGATGTTTATGGAGAGTTAATGGCTTTTATAATAAAACAAAGATCAGGCAAAGAAAATTTTACAATAATCCCACCAGAAATTGAAGATGCAAGAGGTAATGAAACAGGAACTGTATTAGTTAATGGAGTTCACGCAGTAGGAGATACAACAATTGCTATGGACGCACACCATAACGATAATCCACACGCATTTAAAGCTGGAGATTTTATTAAGTTTGCAAGTCATTCAAAAGTTTATATGGTAGTTGCAGATGTTCAAGCATCTAGTAATGCTTCAACAGTTACAATAGAACCACCTTTAATTACAGCACTTGCAGATGATTCAGTTGTTACTTATGACAATGTTCCTTTTACAGTACATTTAACAAATGATGTTCAAGAATTTGGTGCAGTAGGTACAGCTAAAGATGGTGCGTTTTTATACCAATTTGAGTTTGATGTAGAAGAATCTTTATAGTGAAAAAATATAAAATAACCCACAAGATAACTGCCGATTTTATTGCCGAAGTTATTGTTAATGAAGATGAGATTAATAGTAATATTAATGATTTAAAAGAGTATAAGAAACCTAATAGCAAATTTGATTATACTATGTTAAAAGGTTCAGAAAGTGTAACACAAACAACTTACGAGGAATATGACGAGAAGTCTGACAACAGCAGTAAAGAACGAATTAGCAACAAATGATATTCGACCAGTACATCTTATCACTATTAGCTTTGGTACTCCTGTTAATATCACAGATTGTTCATTTCCATTAACATCATCAGTATCAGGCTCATCAGTTACATACGCAGCTAGTGATTTTATATTAGGTATATCTAATCATACAGAGGAAACAGATATTACTAAATCAAGTGTAAATCTTAATTTATCAGGTGCAGACCAAACATTTATCTCAACAGTATTAAATGAAAATGTAGTTAATGATAATGTAGATATTTTTAGAGGATTCTTAAATGATTCTAATGCTTTAATTACTGACCCATTTTTATTATATCGAGGTAAAATAGAAAGTTTTGAAATACAAGAGGGAGAAAAAAATAGTACAGTTGGTTTGTCAATCGTATCACATTGGGCAGATTTTGAAAAAAAGAATGGTCGTAAAACTAATAACACATCTCAACAAAGATTTTTTAGTACAGATGTGGGTATGGATTTTGCATCTCAAACAGTACAAGATATTAAATGGGGTAGAGCATAATGGGATTTGGTGGATTTGGTGGAATAATAAAAGCTGTTACTAAAGTTACAAACTTTTTTAAAAATATGAATCCACTTGTATCTCTTGGAGTTACATTATTTTTAGCTTGGGCATTAAGACCAAAAGTTCCTGAAATAGAAGACTTTGGTACAAATGAATTTGATGATTTTGAACGAGGTTTATTACTTAACAAACAAAGTAATGACGCAAATATTCCTGTTATATATGGAGAAAGACTTGTTGGTGGAACTAGAGTCTTTATGGAAACTTCAGGCACAGATAACACCTATCTTTATATGGCAATCGTTATGTCAGAGGGAGAAATAAACGATATAGAAGAAATAAGAGTAGATGATAAAGCTGTTACTTGGGCAAGTGCATTATCAGATGGAACAGAGGTAGAAGTAGGAAGTGGAGATAGTAATTTTTATAAAGATTCAGCAAGTTTAATTAGAGTAGAACCTCACTTTGGAACAGATGGCCAATCAGCATCATCTTTATTATCAACATTATCATCTTGGGGAAGTAATCATAAATTATCTGGTTTATGTTATTTAGCATTAAGGTTTAAATGGAATCAAGACGCATTTACTGGAATACCTAAAGTTCAAGCAAAGATACAAGGTAAAAAAGTTGTATTTTATAATTCTGGTTTA